AGAAGAAAAGGGCATTGAACTCAGCGCAAAGGGTCATATGTCAAAATCACATAACTGACTTAGGTGGATAATATGAATGATGAACACGGAGAGTTAATGACTAAGCTAAAGAGAGTGCAGAAAGAGAATGAGAAACTGCGTGAAAGCTATGAAATCCTAAAGCGTGAGGCTGACTACTGGGAAAGAGAAGCTAAGAAGCTGAATGAGAAAAACCACAAGCTAAGGGCAAAGTTAAAGCTATGGATGGGAACAGGGCAGTGAACAACTATATATACACAGCCATTGGTCTTGTCGTATTCTATATAGGGCTAAAGATGTTCTCAGGTGGCATGAAATCTATGGGTAATATGGATCACTTAAACTGGTTTGTAGCTAATCCTATATACATGTTCTTTGGTGGGATCATCATGACCCTAGCGTGGCAATCAAGTAGCTTGAGTACTACAGCTATCATTGCTTTAGTAGCTTCTGGGGCAGTACCCCTACCAGCGGCAATAGCTTGTGTCTTAGGAGCCAATATAGGTACTACAGGGACTATCTGGTTGGCTGGTCTGCTAGTGTCTGACGGTATGCCAAGAGGTGATACACTGAGGATTGCAATGGTACATACAGGAATGAACTTACTGATGGCTATTAGCTTGTTGCCATTCGTACATCACATAGCAAAATATGTTGGGAGATTTGGATGAGTGATGAGGAATAAGTCTATAGTTTATTCCTCACAAGTTACGCTGCAACGTAACTATTCAACTTTTACGCCATAGAGTAAAGAAAAGGACAGGAAGATGATTAAGGTAACATACATAGACCACATGGGTAGTGACCTAAGTGTAGTCAATGCAGCTAGGGTATCTTTTGGTAAAAGCAGCAAGATGGATATGAGTGATCAATGGGGGCCACCTAAACTGAAAGACAAGGATGCTAAACTGATCAAATATCTAGCCAAGCATAAGCATACGTCCCCATTTAACCACACCTTTATGACGGTACATGTCAAGGCACCTATTTTTGTAGCACGACAGCTACAGAAACATGAGTACATGCCTTGGAATGAGGTGAGCCGTAGGTACGTAGATGATGAACCTGAGTTCTATGAGCCTGACCATTGGAGAGATAAGAGTAAGGATAAGAAGCAGGGGAGCGGTGGAAAAAGTCAGTCCCAGTATTTCCCTAATATCTATGTAAAGGAGGTGTCAGAGAAGGCACTAGGTGACTATAAGAAGATGCTAACCCAAGGCATAGCACCAGAACAAGCACGTATGATACTACCTCAGAACATGATGACAGAGTGGTATTGGTCAGGTACACTGCGGGCTTGGGCAAAGATGTGCAATCTAAGGTGTAAGCCTGACACTCAACTAGAGACCCGTATCGTGGGAAATGAGGTGTCGGATATTATGCTGCGTTATTTCCCTGTAAGCTGGGAGGCTTTAAAACATGACTACTGATAAGAGACCTGTTAAGATAGAAGAAATTCTGTCTATGTGTAAAACCATAGCTTCCAGATACAAGCGACAAGACCAGTATGAAGACCTTGTATCTGAAGGGGTACTAATTGCCTTGGAGCTACAGGAAAAGGAGCCTAATATTGCTTTCAACAGTATTTATATGTCCGTCAACAAGAGAATGCACGACTACCTAAACATTGATCTATTACCAGTGTATGTACCAGCTTCTGATGTAGCTAGGAGGTTGTCCCGTAATCCAGATACCCCTACGGAGGAAATGGGGGATAATACTTGGAAGGAAGAGAGTATTGACTATCTTAAGACAATATTCAAAGGTGGTTATGTTTCCTTGAGTGATTTAGATCAGCCTTTTGACGAATACACACAGACCTATGAGGATAAAGACTTCAGAGAAAAGTTGTCCAAGGCGATACAGAATAAGTTAAGCAAGGAAGAGAAAAATCATATAGATATGAGATTCCAGGAAGGGTTATCCTTGCAAGAGTTAGGGGATAAGTTAGGAGTTTCTAAGATGGCAGTCGGTAAAAGGGAGAAAAAGCTAATGTCAAAACTGAGGGGGGTTGTTGCAGATTTGCAATAGTCTATAATAATATAGGCACTTAAGTTTACGTTCTTGGTTTTAGGTGCCTATATATAAATATCCCCTTCTTAAGTAACCCTTCCTATTACAGATATTAGTGATAGTGTTTAAATGGAGAATGTACATGGAGTATGAAGAAAAGAGAGGATTACCTTGTCCCTACCCTGAGTGTGGATCAAGTGATGCCTTTAGTTATAATACAGGTGGTTTTGGTCGTTGCCATTCTTGCGGTACAAAGTATCCAGCACGTAAAGAAATGTTTGATTGGGCTAAGTCTGAGTACCCTCCTATTGGTAGTGCCCCGACAGTGGAAAATAGCCCACCCCCAATAGCTAAGGGTTCTGGTGACTATGTCGCAATGCGTGGTATCTCGCCTCGCGTAATGGAACAGTTTAACGTCAAGACTTACGCTGACCGTCAGGAGTACATATACCCTAGTGGAGGAATTAAGGTTAGAGGTCTGCCTGATAAGTCTTTCTATGCAAAGGGTGGATTTAAGGGTGATGAGTTATTCGGCATGAACTTCTTCACTGCTGGTTGTTCTAAGTCCGTGACCGTAACAGAGGGTGAACTAGATGCCCTTTCTGTCGCTCAGATGATGACTTCTGACTATATCAACCCTATTGTATCTTTACCATCTGCTACCCCTTCTAGCAAGCTGTGGGAGAAGTGTTCCGATTGGTTAAACAGTTTTAGTCGTATTGTCCTGTCTGTCGATAACGATGATGCTGGTAACGCTGTAGCTGATCGTATGTCTAAAATGTTCCCTAACAAGGTTTACCGTGTACCTCACGACAAGTTCAAAGACGCTAATGACTTTCTTGTTAATGGTGCTAAGGAAGAATTTTGTAGTGCATGGTTTAATGCTAAGAAGTATACACCTGACAACATTCTTAATAGCACTGAACAGTTCTTAGACTTATATCTTAACACGCCAGAGCATGAGTATGTACCAACAGGTATACAGGCATTAGATGATAAGATTCTAGGACTTATGCAAGGTCACTTCACAGTGATTAAGGCTCCCACTGGGATTGGCAAGACTGAAGTCATGCGTTTCTTAGAGTATAATATGTTGCAGCGGGGCGTACCTTTTGCCTCTTGGCACTTAGAGGAAACTAAGTTGAGGAGTCTTTTGGGGTTTGTATCTTATAAAGTTAACGACAATCTTACTCGTCGTGATCTGATAGAAGAAAAGGGTGCTGAAGAACAGGTTAAGAAAGCTATAGCAGAGTTGACTAAGGATGAGTTGTTCTATCAGTTCTACCTATCTGATGGGCAAGGTGGTGATGAGTTGTGTGAACAGATACGTTATTTCAGTCAGGCATGTGGGTGCAAGTTTGTGTTCTTTGAGCCTATACAGGATGTCGTGTCTGGTCAATCTGAAGAGACCAAAGAGCAGTTGTTAGCTGACCTATCTGTAAGGTTGTCCAAGTTATCAGCGGAGTTAAATGTTGGTATTGTTACTATCGCCCACACTAACGATAACGGTGATCCTAAGTACTGTAAAATGATTGGTCAGAGGGCTTCTGTCATCATTGACTTACACAGGGACAAGGAGTCTCAAGACTTTGAGGAAAGGAACACTACTTACCTCACAGTACAAAAAAACCGCCCTTGCAGTGAAGAAGGACGGGCAGGTAAGATGAAGTTTGATGCAGATAAGTTTACACTAATGGAGGTGTATTAATAATGCCTAAAGCAAGAGAGTGGTCAGAAGAAGAGAAGCAATGGCTTAAAGATAATCTTCGTTATGATAGTGAGACGGGAAATCTTTTCTGGACTACCCCCAGTTTACGTGGACATAGAACGACGGGTCCGAAAGGTTCTCCTGATAGTACTGGTTATAGGAGTCTTCAAATCTGGTTTAAGGGAAAAAGATTTTACTATCGTAATCACAGAATTGTTTGGTTCCTTAATTACGGTAGTGTTCCAGATGTCTTAGATCATATAGATGGGGACAAACTTAACAACAGGGTAGAAAACTTAAGACCTGCAACAACCTCCCTTAACTTAAGAAACAGATTAGGTTATGGTCGTTGTAAGTTTAAAGGTGTGTATATAGACCACGGTAAGTACCGTTCCCGATCACATCAAGACGGTAAACAAATACATTTAGGTATGTTTGAGACAGAAGAAGATGCTGCGAGAGCATATGACAAGTTTGTTGAAGAAGAATTAACACCACTAGAACGACAGTTCACAAAGACAAACGAAGAAATGGGGCTATACGATAATGACACCTGATGCAGAGACAGTATTCGACATAGAGACAGATGGACTGTTAGATAAGCTGACTAAGATACAT